GAGCCTGCTACCCCAACATTTGCTGTTAATGCAAATGCAGGTGCTGCTGCTGCTGGTAAGTCTAAATTCAAAGCTGCTGATGCTGGTATTTACAAATATGCCATCGTAGCTGTTAATAGCAAGGGCTTCTCTGATTCTGCTAAATCTGCAAATGTAGCTGTTGCTGCTGGCGACCAAGTTGGTATTGCATTGAATGTAGATAGTGCTGTTCTTTATTACAGAATTTACAGAACCGCTATGGTTGCTGCTGGTCAAACTCCTGATGATATGACTTTCAAATTAATCGCAGAAGTTCCTGCAGCTGAATTACAAGCTCAAGGTGGTAAATCTTGGAGTGACTTTAACATTACTCGTCATAGCTGTAGCCACATTGTATTTGCTCAACATGATGGAAACATTATGGAATTTGCTCGTCTCTTGGACTTTATCCGTAGACCTTTGGCTGAAGTTTCTGCTGTTAAGCCATTCTTGCTCATGCTCTTCGGTTCACCCGTTGTTAAGGTTCCAAGCAAGATGTTTGTTGTTCGTAACGCTGGTGTTTCTACAGCTGGTGGTTTAGATCCTAACTGGAAGAGTCTAACTTACTAAACTGAATAAAGATTGAAAGGTGCAAGACCATGTTTTTCTATAATCGAATAGTTTTTATGCGACAAGATAGACCAGTTAAGATTTGGTTCCAAGGTGAACAATTTTTAATTGGCAAAGATGGTCTTGTACTTGATCCTTTATCAGAGAATCAAATTAAGATTCTTAAAAAGAATCGCAGCACTTTTGTCGAGGTAATAGTTCCCACCGAGGCTGTAGTTTCAAATACAGCCGAAGAAGTTCTTTCAATTACGGAAGTACAACCTGTAGTGGTGGAAACTACTAAAGCAGAGGAACCTTCATTATTAAATAATGTAGAAGTTCCCATTGTTAAAAAGAATAAAGGTGGAAGGCCACCCAAAAACAAGAAAGAACTGGGGACTGTTTAAACTCCCAGTTTCATAGGAGTTTATTGATATGTCTATTTATGATTTAATAACCCCAGAATATATTAAAGCCACCTATGCAAGTGGCGTTGATTTGTCATTTGATGATGGTACACCATTCTCAGATACTATGTTTGAATCAGCGATTAAACAAAGCGTAGCTTTAATTGAAGCAGATCTAGGAATTGTACTTGATCCTTATTTAGTAAAAGGAGAAAGACATGATGCTCGTCTTCAAGATAAAAATGCATTTTGGCCATTCAAATTAGATATGCAACCAATTAGTAAAGTAGAACAAATAGATATTACTCTCGGTACTTATCAACCTGTAAACGTTCCAAAGGATTGGGCTACAATCGTTTCTGCTGAACATGGACAATTTCACTTAGTTCCCACAAGTAGTACGGTTGGTAGTTTCTTTTTTAGAGGTGGTGTGCCTTTGTTATTTGGAGATGTATTTTCTCCATATACTTATGTACCTGGATATTTTAGTATTAAATATAGAGCCGGCTTCCAGTACGAAGAGAATGAAGTTACTATTCCAGAAGGTTCAACTTCATTTGAAGTTTTATTTGATGAGGAAATGGCATTAAGACCAAACATTCATAGTCTAGAAATTATAGATGCTAATGGTGCTGATGGTGTGAAAGTTAGTGGAGTATCTAAAGAGGGTTTTACTTTAAAGATAAAAACCCCTTCTGTAGGTGGAGATTTAGTTATTAAGTATTATGCAACAACAGTTGATCCTTTAATCTTTAGAGCCGTTTCTTTATTAGCTGCGATGCTTCCATTAAACATCAGCGGTGACTTAATTGCTGGTGCTGGTATTGGACAAGTTAGATTAGGTATTGATGGATTAACTCAAGAAATACATACTACTGCATCTGCTACAAATGCTGGTTATGGTGCAAGAATTACAATGTTCTATAAAGAATTAAAACATGTAATGCCTTCATTAAGAGCGAAATATAAAACAGTTAACTTCGGTACTTATTAAGGATTTGAATCATGCAAACAAAAACTCAGAATCTATATAAGACTAGAGCGGACTTTAGAATAGATGAATTTAGAAAGACTATTCAACAAAAAGGTATTTACTTAACTTGGGAACAACAAGCAGTATGTCCATGCAACGTAAAGGATAGTAGTGAATATGGATTAGATATAGATGTGATTGATGATATTAGTTTAAATAGTAAACAGAATAATATGACTTGTCCTGTATGTAATGGTGCGGGGAGAATCTTTCATTCACCTGAATTGATTCAAGCGATTATGACGAAGCCAACAATAGCAGTTGGCACATCGGATCAGAAGAATATGGAGTATGGTTTATATCAAGATAGTTATTCAAACTTTACTATCGAGCCAGAACATTTCATTTCATTTGGAGACAGATTAACTTTGAGAGATTCATTGATGATCTTTAAAGAAGTAATTGAAAGAGGAAATACTTTAATAGATTCTACAGCACATCCAATTAGAAAATATAATTTTGAAACTCAAACAGGGCCTGTTGAACTTGGTGTATTATATCTACATGTAGCAGATGCTAATGGCTTAACAATTCCAAATGAGATATTAGAAGAAGGTGTTGATTTTGAAATTACGGCTGATGGAAACATTGATTGGACTATATGTGATGCCGCAAAATTACCTGATGAAGGACAGAGACTTTCTATAACTTATTATACAAACCCAAGTTATATCGTTGTTAAAATCCCATATATAATTAGAGATACTGTTAATCTAAAATATGATCCAAATACAAATAATGATCCAAAGCATTTACTGACTCAAGTAACTGCAAAACTTCAATTCATGGAAAGGTAAGATATGTTAGATTTACATTTTGCTCATCTACTAAAGAATGGTCTTCATTATTATTTGAAAGATCGTTTTATGTTTGATCCTTTATTTCCAATGTTAAGTTCTACAATGGCTGAGAAATTGTTTAATCATTTGAATAGCCAAAAGATAGATGTTGATTTTGCATTTATAAAACAATCAAACACCTTACCTTTAATAACTATATCTATATCAGAACAAGAATATGCTTTTGCAACTCTTGGAGATATTGGTGGATCCTCTGAAAGAGGAGAAGGAAGAACTGTACTTAATAAGAACTTCAGTGTGAAACAAGATATTGATCTAAATATCTACACAAAAGATTTAGATACTTTGCGTGGACTAACACACCTCATTCATTGTATAATAACCTTGTTTAAGAATAGTCTTTTAAAAAAGGGTTATTTAGATATAGTGTTTACGGGTAGTACATCAGTAAAACCTATAGGTGCTTTACAATCTGAAGGTTCGCAAATTTACGCAAGAAAAATGAGTTTCTCCTCCATCTATCATCAAGAGATTAGTTCCTATATTGAAGACTTAAACAACATTGGTGAGTTAGAACCTTTGCTCCCAATAAAAGTCTACGATAAGCAAACTGCTATTGACTTGGGATATGATTATGGAGTAGATATAGATGATGAAGAATAACAAAATAATTAAACATTTATAGGAGATTGAAACATGCCAAGTTCAATTAATTTTCAAGGTGGAACCGTCTACAGACCAGGTACTTATGGTATTGTAGATGCTTCTGCTTTAAGCGCTTCTGGTCTAACTAATGGAAACGTTTGTGTGGTTGGTAATTTTCCTCACTTGGAACAATTACAACTTGCAACATTCATTGACGCAGATGATTTAACATTATCAAGTCCAAAAGATAGTTTGTTAGCATTACTAGCTGACTATGGATTTAACCCTTTGCAAACTGGTGGTTCACCAACTTCCATTTCTCTTTTGAATGTTCAACCTAATACCCAAGCATCTTTGAATATTGGATCTGGCGTTGAAATTAAAAGTGGATATTTCGGGACACGTGGTAACTCATTGTCTCTCTCAATTAAGAACAATGGTGTAACTACTTCAGCTAATGGTGCTGAAGAAGCAGGCTTGTCTATCGTCTTAACAGATAATAAGATCGGTGCAAACAATCCTTATGATGCTATTATTGTTGATTTTGAAAAGCTTTGTAAATTAACAAGCGCTACAACCTTAGATACTTTAACTGTGAGTTTTAGTAGTTCCACTGGTTTGTTCAGTCTTGATTTTTCTGATACAGATACTATCGCTACTCAAAAGGATTATTCAATTCCAGTTGCTACTGGTTTGTTGACCTGTCCATCAAATGCATCAGCATATACAGTTACTGTTTCTGGTAAAGACAAAGCAGGCAATGCATTGGAACAAACATTTAATGTTGTTGCTGGTGGTGCTGTTCTTGATCTAGGTGCAGACTTTGGATTTGTATCTCTTGTTAATCCAAGTGTAGATAATTTAAGTTTTACTTTTGCAGGTAAAATGATGAGTGAAGATGCTACTCAATATGCAGATTTTAATTCTTTATTAAAGAAATTAGAAGGCGCTGAATTTGCTAATGTACTTACTGGATTTAGTTTATTAACTCAAAAGAGTTATTCATATTCTGATATTGATGATATTAGTGCTGCAACTATTAAAGCCACAACTGTAAAGGTTACAGCTTTTAAAGGTACTTTAGTAAATGCAATTAACAATTCAGGTCTTCCAATTATCGCCGAGAAATTATCCGCTGCTTATGATTATGCTGCATTAGCAGATGGTGTAACTGATATTAAGAGATTCACTGGTGGTTCTGAATCAGCAAGTGCATTGTCCGATTGGCAAGATGGATTTGAAAGTTTATATCACAAGAATGTTCAAATCGTAATTCCTTACACCAGTACATTAGCTATTCAACAAGCCTTGAGAGATTCTTTCAAAGCAGCTGTTGGTCAAGGTGGATCTGAAAAGAATGGTTGGGTTGGTGCTTCTGATAATCAAACTTTAGAACAATTATCTTCAGGTTGGGTAAATCAATTAAACGATAAGAACATCGCTCTAGTTGGTCAACAAGTTGTAATTGTTGATCCAATCACTTCTCTCAATAAAACAATGCCATGTATCTTTACTGCATTTATGATGGGTTGTGCGCAAGCTGCTTTAGGTATTGCAGTTCCACAAACCAGGAAACAATTAAGAATTGTAGATACTAAAGAAAATTGGAAACGTGAACAAGATGTAGAAAAAGCTATTAAGCGTAGTATCGTTGTTATGTCTGCTCTTGGAAATAATCCTTTAAGAATCGAAAGATCAGTAACTACCTATAGAGTAGATTCTAATCCTATATTCTCAGAAGTATCTGCTAATGATTCTGTTAACAGCTCAATCAGAGATTTGAGACAAGCTGTTGAGACTCAAATTGGCGATGCTATTACCTCGAATAAATTGTTGAAAGTAACTAATGTCGTTGAGAATCGTTTACTCTTGCAAAGAGCAAATGGAATTATCAAGAATTTTAAAGATGTGAAGATCCGTCAAAACGGTGATTCTTTCTTAGTAAGTTATTCCGTTGCTGCTGTAGAGCCTTTGAACTTCATTATCGTAACTGCCAATGTTGGTCGTTTCTAATCTATAGGAGAATAAAAATATGTCACAATCAAATCCAATCATTACTGGGGCTAGAGCTGGTATTACTATTAATGGAACTTTAGTTGGCTATGCAACTGGGGTAACTATTACTGAAGGTACTGCTCTTGCTCGTTTAGATACTTTAGGTTTTATTGATACTCGTGAACTTGAACCTATTGGTCGCGCTGTTTCTGTTAGCTGTAATTTTGTTAGAATGAAATTTCAAACAGATGATACTACTGGAACAAATACTCTTTTAGATACTAGCGTAATTGCATCAACAAATACTGAAGCTACTGACAGTGATAAAGTTCGTACACAAAAAGTATTAACTTCATTTCCATCTGTAGATATTACCGTATTTGATGCAGGTACCGCTGGGGATGAGACTAAACCCTTATACACAGTTAGAGGATGTAGACCTTCTTCTATGACAGTTGCTGTTGATAGAACTTCTATGATGATGGCGAATGTAACATTCGATGGTTTATTCTTAGTTACTCATCAAACTTCAGCTCAATAATTTATTTATGATAAATCGCTATATGCGGTTTTATTTGATCTTGTATATATGTGCATCCACATAAATGACATTTAATTGGTTTTTTATTAAACTTCAAAGCATTTACAACAGCTCTAGTTGCTCCCCTTTCAATATATTCTTTTAGCTTCTCGGACCATTCTAATATCTTTTGTTGATAATGACTTTCCTTCTCCTCATCAGTCATTCCTTTATCTCTATTCTCATAGTATGATTTAGCTCTAAGAATTGCATTTTGTTTATTCTCTTCGTCTGTACGCCAAAGGTTTTGTTGGCGTATCTTATCTGCTCTGATTTGTTTTGTTTCAGGAGACATTGATTCATATACTTTTTTAGCATCGTAATATGTAGTTCCAATTCCCCCTTCTTTCACATTATAAAGAATCTCACAATACTGTCTTAGTAATGATTCTGTTATTATTTGCTTTTCAAATTCAAAAGCATCTCTTGATGAATCGAAGAATCTAATATCGTATCTAATGAATTTATCGGTACCATGAAGTTTAATTGCACGGGTAATAATAGAGCCGCTTCCCATATAACTATCGTTCAATTTCTTGCAGGTATGTTTACCTAAATAGATTCTCCCATTTACTAAATTCTCCGTCATATAAAAGATATGATATTTACCATCAGTGCCAACTCTGGGTTTTGAATGTTCTGGAGTTGCTAATCCAAGTACATATCTTTTTAAAGTTTCTTTATCCATAATGCTTCCTTTTATAAAAAAGATGTGATATTATAATTATATAACAGAAGCTACTAGATTAGTAAAGTGAGTTAGATATGACAAGACCAACCAAACAAGCCAGAAGTTCCGTGAAGAAGACGAAGCGAGCAATTGGCGGTGCCACTGCTAAAAGGAATGGAAAGATTAGTGAGGAACAGGTTGAAGATTTAAATTCACTTTATCAAGGTATGGGAGTTTCTTTTAGATTAAGAAAAAACTATGAGCCATATACTAGATGTGGATTTGTTCGTGGTGGATTTAAAGCAGTATACAAAGGTGAAGCAGAACCTGACTTTACTATTTGGTTAAGGAACTTAGCTGGATATATAGAAGTAAAGAGCCGGGATAATCATCGAATAAGAAAAGACTGTATTGATACTCATCAAATGATTCAACTTTTAGAATCATTGCAACAAGGACACTTAGGTTTGATCCTATGCAAAATACAAGATCAAGCTACTGGTAACTCGAAGTGGTTCCTATGTGATTCATTTAGATGGAATGAATCTAGCAGAATTTCTTTTACTGGATCTGAGATTGTAAAACTCAATTTGGGTGTTGAATGTTCTTTAATACCTGGAACTGAATCTCCACATATCTTAGAGGCTTTGAATAAGTTATATCCAGATTTGAAATATAACTATCTAACAGAGGCTATATTGAACGATTAAGGGTTAGACCATATCAACATATACCTCACACACTAAACGTTTAAAATAAAGCAAAATAGAAGCAATGTAGGAGATTATAAAATGCCACATGATTTTGATTTTTGGCAATGCATAGAGTTTATGCTATTGTCAGATAAAATTACCGATGAGGTTTTTGGAATAGATAATCAAGGCCGCCAACTCTATAACATCACAACTGTATGGAAGTTAGCTGGACAAGATCCATTACATAAGCCTGATGATTTTCTTAGATTAGAAACTACTAAGTATGCCATTATTGATAAATGGCAAGAAGATACTAAGAAGACATTTAGATTTGATATGGAGTATTATTGCAAAAATACACATAAGAAAAGATTAGAAGAAGAACATGAATCTAGTTATGTTAAAACTACAAGAGGTAGATACGGGTCGACTTACGTTGATATGGATTTATTATGCAGTTATGTTTTACATATTGAATCTGGTTCAAAACAATTACTAAAAGATTTACTCAAAAAGAAAAGAGAAAAGACATGTTAAAGATTAAAGACTTTATCAAAGCCGAATCAGAATTGAAGGCTATTCAATTAAAGCAAATGACAAAGATGCTTGCTCCTGAAGCTGTTGCATTACCAAATGAATATGATCCTTATTTGGTTGGTGTTGTAATGTGCGGTGATAAAACAACATTATGCTATGATGGTATGTTATTAAGTGAATTTGCTACACTGGACAAAATGAGAGAATCTGATAAAGTATCTTATATGTTTAAAAATGAATTGGATTTAAATACACTTCATGAGAATATTCTTTATTGGCAAGCCGAAGATTTTGCTGGTGCAAAAAACAATTCTACAATGACAAAGAGAATATTGAAATGCGCCGAGGAAATGAGAGGTTCTGTAGTTAATGAGGATGATGAATCTTTATTAGAACAATCCGCTGATCTACTCCTTGAGTTATTTACTTTGTTTGCAAATAATAATGTAGCTGTGCAAGATATTTTAAAACAAAAACTTCAGAACATTAACATTAATAAAACCAGCCAATCGGAGACTAACGATGGAAACTGAAAAGACTTTGAATCTATTGGGAACTATTAGATGTGTGGAATTAATCCAACACACTTATCATTTAGAAGTAATGGGTGATTATTCAGATCATCTTTTACT